TAACCCAATCTTCTACTAGTTGTTCACCAATATAAGAATACTCTGCGTCAATCACCATTTGGTTTTCGTTCTCTAAGAAACTCATACTTCCGCCTTTTCTGTAGTTTCCAATAATACCATGTGGGTCTGACATTCTTTCATGGCCTCTTCATCTCGCCATGAACCCTCATTGCATTCAGAGCAGAATTGACCACAATCATTATCGCAATACTCAACACAATCATAAGATTGGCAAGCATAGCAACGTGTTTCATAACTAACTAATTCTTTAACATCTCCACGGAGAATCTCATATTCCCCACCCCAACCTGTTTCTTCCTCATACTCTAAAGTAAGCAGGCAGTTAGGAACAAGATTAGATAGTTTAGTTAGAATAGTTACAGCAGGTGACCAAGCAGTCTCATATTTATATACAAGCCAGTTATCATCACCGTCTGAAATATTGTGTTCTAACAATTCAGTGTTGGAATACTCTTCACCGTCACGAACAGCCACATCCCATTTAGTTCCCCAGTTGGAATTATTCCATGAATACCAATCCTTCTGAGTTTTAGCAAACTCAACAGACTTAACAAACCAATCAGGGTCATTCATATCAATTCCGCCACGGTCAGGCTGGCATGCATATTCTTCATCTGTAATACCGTCATCCTTATATGAGTGGATATTGAAGAATGCAAATACAGGATTGCTGTATTTTACCTGTTGAATTTTGGTGGGGAATCCTGAAAGACTAATATCACCCATACCATATGTCTCTTGTGCTAATGTAAATGGAGCATTCAATCTATCTTTAATCATATCTACCTCAGACTTAGGTCCTTGGATAGTTAATGTGTTATAACACCAATTTGGCATTATTTCTCCTTTCGTTATGACCTAATTATATAATGGACCACTGACATTTGTCTATGCAATATGGGTGTGTTTTACACCACATGATCAAGCTTTAAATAAATATATGTCCAATATGTGAGATTTCCAGGAAATATATTTGACTTCCGTAAACAGAATATGTTACCCTCATCCGTTGCGGGCCAAACAAAAAATCCCCCAGCTAAGCTGAAGGATCTTAAGATAAGTAAGGCTGCTAGCACAACGAAAGGAATTAAGTATACGCTGCTTTATTTAACGACTAGGGGAATCCCTGGTAGCCGCACCCTACTTCAATGAACAGGCCCGCTAGGACCTATTCATATTATATCATATTACAGTTAACTAAACTGATAGAGTTACGTCTGCGTATTTCTCTACGAAGTTAGACAGGTCCATGGTAAATAGTGGCTGATTGCTCATCCCATTCACCTTGTTATCCTTGTCATTGCGTGGCGCCTCTTCATGAAGACTAAACGTTTGCTGGTCAAAGTCAACGATGGCAATCTTGTGCTCGTTGTCGCCAATCTCATTGACATGCAGGCCCCATCCAGTCTCTGAACCCCAATCATTATTAATCATCTGACTGATTGTGATACGTGTTGCATATGAAGGGTCGGACCATCGTGGCCGTGCTTTAAACACTGCCTCTGCTAATTGTGCTAGCATGTTATGTCCAGCCCAATGGCCGTATAGTACAATTGTGTTTCCGTTAGGTTGGACGAATCCAAAGTTTGCTCTGTCTCCCATATTTATTCCGCCTTTTCTAGTTGAGGTACTGCTTCTTCTGTTTTATTTAATTCTATCACTTCATAGGCCTTTTTGTCAAGGGCCCCTTTATATTTATTATAGTGGTGGCCACAGAAAGCTAGCTCACCATCTAACAGTTTAATTAGATGTGAGGCCCGTGCTACGCTGCAGCTGTCACAATAATAAACTACGTTTAGATCCTCAGAGGTCATAGTCTACCGTTCCGAATTCAAGACGGTCAGCAACATCGTCCATTACTTGCCCGTCCTCTGATGTTTCAGCCCACAGTCGAATGTTATTTACAATAACTTCTCGTGCAAACTTTACACCATCTTCAAATCCATCTTGGTAATCCATTTTATCTCCTTGTATATCCAGTCGGTTCGTAGTCTGATGTATAACTCTCTATTAGATTATACTTATCTCGAAGGCGACTTACCTTCTCAATGTTACCAGTTCCGATATTGAATGTCAACGGTGTTAATGCAACTGGGTCAAGTCCTAGAACCTGAGCATCCCAATAGGCCATCTCCATGGACAGCCTATCAGGAGCAGTCAACTCAAAGTACATTAGTTCACCTGTGCGTAATTGATTGTCCAATCAGAGAGTTCTGAATCTCCGTGATTGAAATCAATTGATAGATTTTCTGACAAGTGGTCATCAAGGTCAAAGTCTTCAACCTCGTTGAATGGAACTTGAATTGTTCCACAAATTTCTACAGTTGCGGTGAATTCAACTTCTCTAGTTGGATTGATTCCAAAGTATTCGCAGAGAGCAATTAGAACTTCTTCCTTATCGTAGTTAGGGTCCGCCCACTCTGATACTTGTTCGCTTAGTCCATTAATTAAACCACGGGACTTACGAAGTTCATCTGAGTTACGGCGATAGTTATCTAACTTCCATTCAAGGTCGTTAACCTTGATTGTTGGATATGTAGTAACTCCGTTAGTGATATCCTTGTATGTTACAAGAACGTTGGCATCGTATGATTCAGGAACCATAGGTGTTACTGTGGCTCCGAATGTATCTGTTGTTTCCATTGTATTCCTTTCGTTTGTAGGTTGTATTGTAGCATCGACCACTGACAAGTAAGTCATGATGGTGCCACAATGACATGTCAGATATATTGGACTAAGGGTTGTTGTGTACTCATCAAGCGCATCGCATGAGGGGCACACAGATGTGTATTTTGTCCATTTTGTTGTCATGCGGAAATTGTACCAGGGCCCACTGACATTTACAATAGGATTCAGGGCTTTTTTTATGTGATCCGTAACACAGAAATTTGGCCTTCAAGGTTGCGGGCGTCTCACATATTAAGATTATAAATCTCATTAGCGATTCGTACGGGACTTGAACCCGTGATCTCCACCGTGACAGGGTGGCGCTTTATCCAACTAAGCTAACGAACCAAATAAAAACGGGGGAGATTTCTCTCCCCCGTTAGTTAAGCGTTAATTAAAACGCTTTTACCAACTTGAGAAGTTTATTTTTCTCAGCGGTGAGAATTGGGTCAAAGCCTGAAGCACCAGCCATTAGTGATTCAGAATTGCCACGACCTGAACGGAAATAATCAAGGCGTTCAGTAAGAGCGTTAAACGCACCCCACTTTGTGCCTTTAATATTAGCGTTAGTTGGTGAGTTATGATAAAGGTCATCAATTAAGACAACTTTATTTTCCCACTTTTTCAAAGCACCCTTAGAGTCCTTTTCAGGCTTAGGATAAATTGAAGTAATCAACTTAGAGAATTCAGCGTTAGTAATCTCTTGCTTAAAGAGTTCCTGCGCTTCTTTTTCGAATTCATCAAAGTATCCAAGAGCAAGACCAAGAGTCTCACGAGCAACTTGAATGCGACCTTCAACAGATTGTGTATGGCGAATCTTGAAAGATTGCTTAGCATTACGCATAGCAAGATTCAAAGTGTTTTGGCATACAACACGAACAGGTGTAATCGCTGCCTGAACAGCAACAGAGCCATCGTGTGAAGTCCATACGATAAGATAAAGTTTGGTTTGGTCATTAGCACCTTGTGGGTCTAATACCATTGTGCGTGGAATATCAACAGTTCCAAATACAACTTTACCATTCTTTAGAGAGCCAGCAGATTCCCAACGGCAATTAGGGTCTGCGTCATGAATATTATCTGCGAAAGCAAATAGTTCTTCATTTTGAACAGGCTTATATCGCTTACCAACAGTAGCGAGAACATCAGTTCCACTATTAAATGGATTTGTGCGAATAACTAACTGAGCGTTAGAAACATCATTCCATTCAGTAGAGATATGGTCGGTCAATGGAGATAAGCGAACATTCCAGTTGGAAAGTTTTGCTTCATCAAGCATTGTTTGAGTGCTAACATCTTCATCTTGTGAGAAGATACGATTAGCGAGATTGTGCCATGCGGGAGTTCCACGCAAAGCAAAGGCAACTTGGTCGCCATTTGTTTCAAGGTTATGAGCCATGAATTTATCCTTTCGATTGTAGTTAGATTGAGTATAACATAAGGGTCTGACATTTACAAGGTTAGTTAGTCATTTGTCCGAATTGTCTCATGTGATCAATCTCACAAATTTCGGGGGGTTGTGGATAACTGTCGTAAGGCTGTGGATAACCCCGCAGCTTTGCGGGCCAGCTTGGGAAATGGGGCGGAATAAGATCCGCCCCAAGACTTTAGCCAAGCAATTTAGTTAGTTCAGTTTTCTTAGGAATAACTTCCATTGGCAAAAATAGTGCAGTTGTTTTCTTTTTCTTTAGATTATCAAAAACATAAGCACGAACATTACCAGAGAAACGGCGCAAATTAGAAAATACTAATTCGGTTAAATATTCTTTATCCACACCTTGCTCTGAATAAATAGTTAAATCATTTGCTTTTACTTCGTCATAGATTTCAACACGATAACGATTTTTCATTTTTATCTTTCTGTAGTAGGGATGTTGGTGAGCAGTTTTGGCTCATGCTCAGGAGGTCTGCGTCTTTCGGGCGGCAGTACCCTGCTCTATAGTATTTCTATTATCGCCCTAATCAGCCTGGCGAATTTACTTATTATAGCATTACTTACCGATTTTTACCATAGCATAGCGCATACCGCTACCAGTATCTAATCTTAGTTTAGTTAGATTAGGTCGGATAGAGATAATCTCAGTTATGCTACCTGTAATACCTGATTTACCAGTGGTGAATACATCTCCCTTTCGGTAGAAGCGACCACGCTTTACATCTAGTATTGGCGACATTTGATTTCCTTTCGTTAGTAGGTGGGTTGAGCAGTTTATAGTCATACTCAGGACTTTGCTCATCTCTTAAAGATAACGAGCAATAGCGTTGTAAGTAGAAGTAGAAACCATTTCCTCATCTGTCATTTTCAGAATACGGATAGCGTTCTCTAGTTCCTCTTTCATCTCATTGTAAGTGTGGCGGTGGATTTGCTCAAAATCACGCTCAGGTTGCTTAGGGAAATCTTTTTCCTCAACAATTAAATCAAAATCAACATTAAGAGTGTTGTTCCAATTACGATAGTTGGTGCGGAGATTTTGTGCTTTAGCAATTTGAGCAATAGCAAACTTAGCAATTTCTTTGTTCCATTTCTCAACGGACTTCTGATACTTTGCTTCGTATTCGTCTTGCTTTGAGTAATCAGCATTTACTTGTGCCAATTTAGTTTCTAAGGCTTTGATAACCTTAGCAGTTGCGATTTTTACATTTATCGCTTTACCTCTAGCCATTTGTTTTTCCTTTCGTTTGGTTGGTTGATTATTATAGCAGGTGGGTCTGACAACCCCCGAAGGGGGGAAGTTCTCCCTTACGACATTGGGCTAGAACACTTCCTAAACTGCCCCTGTTTCGATAGTTTGTTAGACTTCTACTGAAGTCCAACGCTCTGAACCATTTACATCAAGTAGCACACGAGCCACACCTGAAGGGTGGTTATCTACTGCCTTGATTACTCCGACTACTCCCGACTTTGCGGTTGTGTAGGTCTGTCCGATTTCTAGCGTTGTTGTCATTTGTTTCCTTTCGTTAGGCGATTATTATACCAAAGGGGTCTGACATTTATCTACCCCAATCTTATTATATGAGATACCAAGAGTGTGAGTTGCCTCACACCCTTGATCCCGCTACTCGGCTTCAGGAAGCCATGCTGATAAGTGGTGAGCATCTACAAGGGCGTAGGCAGGAGAAGTATTTTGACCCCTCCAAGACACGCCTTCAGGTAGTTTAATTAATCTGTCATAGTCCTCATCATAGTAAGCATCGATAGCATCAATACAAGGTGCGACCATGCTGATAGGAACGGGTGGATAGTGATTACTAGTTAAGTGGATTTCTAGTTGTGTTTCTAAGTCCAAGTCTAGTAAGTCATTACTAGCCAAGTCATATGCCATATTGCTTCCCATTATTCGTTCTCCTCTAGGATAGTTTCGGATAGGTTTTCCATTTCGTCAATACTATCACATAGGGCTGACATTTCCTCTTTGGTTAGCAAGATTTTAGTAATGCTATCTGCCACCTTTGCTGATAGTGCCGATGAATACATAAATAAGTATTTAGCAAAAATCTCATCGGGAAGTTCATTTCTGCGTGTGTGTAGTTCGCCTGCGAGATACATAATCTCATCGTCAAACATGCTATCTTTAGTTGCGTCTAGGATTTCAAGGGCAGTTGATAACATTAGTTAGCCACCTTTAGAATTGCGTATGAACCGCCTGCGTTAATTTCGTCAATGGTTGGTTTAATTGCGGGAACAATAAGTTCTTTTAGCATGCCTTCAAGCATACCAATTTGTGAATCTTTATCTAGTGATAGGAAGCGTTGTGCTACTGGATGAGTTTCATCAAACTCAGTTATGAATCGGAGAGAGTGTTCTACTTTTATCATTTGTTGCCTTTCGTTGGTTGAATAATGGTATTTTACACTAAGCCACCGACATTTACCAATTAAGCCTCGGCGTGTCGCAGCTTTTGTGAAGTTTCTCACATTTTCAGGGTTATCCACAAGCAAGCCGTAAGCCTGTGGAAAACCCCGCAGTATTGCGGGCCCTTCAGTCTGGAGAATCTCCCCAGACTTCAGGATCCACCTCTGCTAAATATTCTTTAGCAGCTTTTCTCTCTTCATCGTTACCAACCACGGAATTTATTAATGCATTAAAATATTTGAGCTCCGCCATTTTTATTTCCTCATTTCTTAGTTGCGCTAAATCTAATATCCGCTTTACCATAAACACACAATCCACATGACACACATGCAGAACCGTTAGTTGAAATTAGCGGAATGCTTTTATTATTTTCAGGACACTTAGCACCAGGCTTGCCCGTTAATTCTTTCATGACACTTTCTGTCATTGCGAATGTCTTACCTAGATAAGCAAGACGGATACCGTTATCACGTTTTAATTCGTGGCCCGTTTCTTTATTCTCATCATCGGTTGAATAGTAAAGAGATAGGTTAGAAACATCCTTAAGAATAAGCGCTGCAGACTTTACTCGTGTATAAACCCAAAATTGCACGTCGCTATTGTTTTCGATAACGGTCTTCCAGGCATATGCATACGTATCATTAAAGAAATCGCCGTCCCAGTGGATACGGAAGAGCATTTTAGCATTGCGCTTGACGCAGTCTTTTTTAAAGTCTGCAATCATATCTTCAATTAAGTTAACCATAGTAGGTTGGTCCGCATTGCGTAGCAATTCCCAATTGTGTAAAAGTACGGCCCTTACGCCCTTATAGACCTTTTCGAGTTTTCCTGCATAGCAGACGCTTTCACAAATACTAGTGGCACCAGGACACGAGAAAGCCTTACCAGCAGGCAATCCAAAAGTGTTGGCAATTGTTGGGGTTTTTCCATTTGGGGAGACGGCATTAGCGACCTTTCTATCGTTAGAACGTTTTAACATGGGGGTAATTATAGCGGAGACCTCTGACATTATAAATCCCCCATTTCTGCATCGGCCATACGAGACTGCATACGGAATTCATCTCTTTCAAATAAATCAAAGAATTTCATTTCAGAACGCTCAAGAGAGCAAGTCCAGCAAATGATTCCGTCTAATAGTTCGGTTTCATCTCTGCAATCTGCACAGTTAGCAATGATTACGGGTTCGGTTGTGGCATAGAATTCGTCATAGAATTCGTCATTTTCATATTTCATGAGTTGACCTTTCGTTCGGTGAATTGCAATTATAACAGAACGGACTGACATTTTCCACGCCACGCCTCAGAATTCAGGGTGATTTTGATCACACCCGTAACGACACGCCCGACTCCGCAGCTTTGCGGGCCACCGATCAATTGTCAAGTTTATTTTTATGTTTTATTTTGCGTGTGTATTTTTTTTTATTGCGAACAGGTTGCGCCGCATTACTGCGACGCAATTCCTGAATGCGTTTTACTTTATCTCGAAGAGAAATTTGGAACATGATACCCACTCGCTTCGTGAAATCGTTTTACATCAAATCGCTCATTATCTTTCGCAAACATTTCAGCGAAATCATTTACAATTTTAGAAAATACAGCAGGGTGAGTTTTGTTGCTGGCATACTTTAGAATTTCTGCGGTAGCAATATAATCTTTACGGGTCATCATTATTTAATTACCACCCTTCTACCTTCACGATAAAATACTTTTGTGTAGCATTTTCCGCTAGGTGTAAATAGATTTACAGTTGCGTATTCATCAGCAAAGCCCCAGTCAATAAACTTAGCAAACTCGGTGTGTGCTTGTAGTTCATCTGAATATGTATTTGTGAAGTGTGGAGCATTTTCATCATACGCCACAGTTATTTTATAGTTAGTCATTTAGGTTTTCCCTTTCGTTAGTTTGACATTGGCATTTTGTTATTTGTATTGTATCACCTACCACCGACAAGGTGGCAAGTGTTGAGCAACCAGAGCAGATAAAAATTTCCATTTAGAAATTCTCCGCAGGGATTAGGTGTTCAGTATTACATTCGCACCATTCGAAATCATAATCTCCGTCTGGCGATACCCACGCACCAGAGATACCTTTGCCCTCGCAAATATCGCATTGTTCTATTGCGAATAGTAGATTTTTCATTTTAGCCATTTTAGTTTTCCTTTCGTGTTTTGGTAAATCAGATTATAGCACCCACCACCGACATTTAGTCGGCTTCGGGCTTAGTGAATAGGGCTCCCTCATGGAGTAGTCCTAATTCTAGGTCTAGCAATTCAGCGGTAGTGGCTTCGGATAAATCTACCCAACCAGCACCATTTTCATTCATGCGGAAAATTTCTATGTATCCCATTATTATTCACCTACCTTTACTGCGATTGTGCGGAAAGTCTTGCGACCCCAATTATTGTATCCGCTATTCGGAGCAACCTCTACCAAATAGGTTTCGGTGTTATCACCATACCAAATTGCGGCAGGGTGTTTTTCTGCGGAGATAATTTCGCCAACCAAAGTTTTTGAGCGATAAGTTTTTCCTACTAAGAGGCTTTCGATTGTGTATAGGTTTGCCATGTTGGCACCTTCTTTCTTTTTTGTTATGTCGCTATTTTACCAAAGCCCACTGACATTTTTCTACTTACTAGCCAGTAATTCCAAATAATGAGACGCTCAAGCGGTGTGAGGTTCATCACACGGTGATCAAAATCACAAGAATTTTCAAGGTTTTTTTGCGACACGCCGTAATTCGACTTGACAAGGCCCGCAAAAGAGGGGGCCCAAATCGGACATTTTGCCTCAGCTATGATCCGCATGCATTTTTATGCATGCATTGCATATCTATGCACGACGTGGAACATTTTTAAAATCTTTTTTAAATTCATTAAATGTTTCTTGTTGTTGCTCAGGCGTTAAAGTTGCCCAAATATAACCAAGCAAATAAGCATTTCCTGAATCAGAATCGCCATGTCGAATTGCTTTTGACATTGCTTTTATTTCTTGAAGTAATTCCATGTTAGCCATTAGTTGTAACTCCTTTTACATTCGGAACATAGGTAATTTAATTTACAGTAGCAACCTGCATAAACAGGTTCTGGATTTTCATAGTAGTCATCATAGTAATCCATTTATTCATTCTCCAATTCGGCTAATTCATTCCAGCACAAGTCGCATGAAATTACATCATCAATTTCAAATTGTGCTGAGGTTACAGGTGTAGCACAATATTTGCAGTTAATTGTTATCATTCGCAGAAACACCTTTCCGCAGTAATATCAAAGTCGGTGCAGAATTCGCAACCTTGAAATAAAAAGTGTTCATCGCAATAAATCGCATATTGCAATTCATCGCAACAAATAAAAGTATTCGTGCTACGCAAAAATACTTTGGTGAGAGGGAGAGGGGACAGGACAAGGGTCATAAGTGAGACCACCTTTCATTTGATTACTAGAGTAATTTACCATAACCCACCGACATTTATCAAATTACTAGCGAGTAATTCCATATAGTGAGACGCTCAATTCGTGTGATAAATCTCACAGAATTTAGGGGTTTTTATAACGAATCCGTAACGACACGCCCGACGCCGCAGTTCTGCGGGCTGTCAAGCCGACACGCCGTTGTGTCGCTATGATTTACATCACACAATTACTTGTGTGTGCAATTCGATTCGATCTCATGACCGAATTCATCTACGAGCTCATCGTAGATTTCATCTAAATAATCTAAATAATCCATTATTCATTTTCCTTTCTAATAGTAGCGGATAGGATTTCAAGCGCCTCTTTTTTAGACGCTTCACGTTGTTCAATAACGTGTTTTTTGAATTCTTCTAAATTCATTACATCACCCAACTTTCTTGAGTGTATGATAACCACTCACCAAGAGTCATTAAACCCTTGTATTCATTACATTTACCGCAAAAGATTTCATTTGCGTAGTCTGAGCAAAAAGCGCAGACAATTAGATTTGCCTCATCGGCACTTACATTTGAGAGAGTAATCTCTCTGATTTTTAGTGTAGTCATTTTAGACCACCTTTCTTTTTTATCTTGATACCTAGTATCCTAACATAGACCACTGACATTTTGACCCGTTTTTCGGGCGTGTCGGAAAACTATTTTTGTGATTTAGGTCATGTGGATAACTTACGCTCAGAATTCAGGGGTTTTCCACACCTGTGCATAAAGCTGTGGATAACGCCCGCAAAAGACTGCGGGCCGATCTGACATTGTCAAATCGACACGCCGACTATAAGCCGTTTTGTTTTATGTCTTTAATCACAAGGCGCAGCATGTATAGCGTAGGTATCCCGATACCTAGTTGCACTAGTGTAGTTAGTATGCGATTAGTAGTCATTACTTATTCTTCTTTCTCTTATAAATCTTATAGGCGATTAGTAGGGCGGTAGCAATAGCAATAGTGTGCCAAGGTAGATAGATAGCCCCTAGAAAACTATCAAACTCTATTCCGTAGTCATTAGATATTATTAATTCAAATCCGTTAGGTATCATTAGTTAAACATCTCTCCAATCATGTCTAGTTGCTCATCTGTTAGGTGGTCAATTTCAATAGCCTTAGAAAATCCGAAGAAATCTTCTTCATCTTCTTGTTCTAATTCTTCTACATCATCTAAGTGAGCATAAGCATCTTTTATATCCTCTTGGATAGTATCCCATTTAGTCATCATTACTTAGTATCTACCTTTCTTACATTGTAGGTAAAGCCTTTACCTAATTTATTTAATTCCGCCATTACGGATAAGATTTCTTCGCTATTCTTAGCGGTGTTATCTACGGATAGCAGATTGCTACCTTGCCATATTGAGTAAGTGATTGTCATTTATTTTCTATTCCTTTTCGTTAGTTGGTTTATTGTTGAGCGGTTATTTGCTAGGCTCACCTTTCGGATTATTTGCTAGGCTCACGCTCTAATTCTTTATTAAGTTATGGGATAACCTTATCATGGGCTACCGACATTTAGGGGGATTTAGCCCCTAGTGTCGGTGTGATTTACACCACATCCACCGCAATGGGTAGGTAGGCTGAATAGGTGCTTAAGTAGCGCCTTTCGCTCATAAGTGGTTAGTTCAGGGTGATTACCCTTAACACCGCCATGTTGATATTCATAGACGATTTTATCTAATGTAGTTTGAGTAAGCATTATTTATACTCTCCTTTCGAGATTAGTTCATCTAGCATTTTTGCTAGTGGGTCTACCTGCTCGTCTGCTAGGTAGTTATTGACTTCTAATTGTTTAACGAAATCTATCATTTTTAGTTATCCTTTCTAAGATACTTTCTTTTTCTTTATATATAAATCGTAGCATGGGGGACTGACAAATATCAAGTCGCAAATCGGACATGTCGGACAATTTGAAAAAAAAGTGTGAGAGTTAAGTCACATTTAGCCTATCTATGGGCGCACTATATAGACAAAACGGACATTTTAAAACCCTGGATCATACAAAATAAATCTATATTAACATTTTCATAAATCTGAAATACTAGTCGACTGAATTTATTACTGTATTATTTTTAATAACATTACACTGTCCGTGAGCTGGTTTTACATTTTCCAAAATGTCTAGTCCTCCTCTAGATAAGGGGAATACGTGATCGATATGTAAACCCTTTTCCCATCCAGGCAAACCTACTTTTCTTGGGGCGGAAAAATCTATTGGTAACTTACAGATATGACAATCTGTTCCATAAGTTAGTATTACTTGGTGCTCTGAATAATTTCCAGGATCAGTATTATTTCTTCTGAAATGTCGTCCAGCATTTATTTTATAAAACCTATTTATTCTTCTTAGTCGATTGATTTCTTCGCTACGAATGACTCTTTGATTAATCCAATATAATCTTTCTGCTTCTCGACATTCATCACATGGCTTTTCTTTTTTGTCTCGTCTATGCCAATCATAGCCAGACCTAGTACCATGTGGTGGTTCAGTTTTATGTCTCATTTATAAATATTACCAAAATAAAAAAATTTCGTCAAGGTATTGACCTAGCAAAATCTGTCATGTTATACTTAGGATCTGGTTTTCGGGGGGTTTACACTGAAACTCAAATGTACCAAGTAATTCTTGGGAGTTTAGTGAAGCTTCTCTCTTTATCCAACTTTAGCATTTTTGTTAAAGGGGGGAAAGGGGGGTTTTGCTAAAATCTAAATCCCCAAGTATCCACTATAGTAAATATAATATATATAAAGGATAAATAGGTAAATATAAAACAGTTGACTAGAATATTATAATAATATATAATGGAGACAATGGCATCTCATAGAACTGTAAAGTGTGATAAATGTGGGCGGGACATAGAGGTAAGATCTGGATTTGCCCATATGACATTAACAAATCATCAGAAAAGCTGTAAGTAGAAAAAAATATTTTATTAACATTTTGTTATATCTAATATTGTAGTCGACTAGGATAAATATAATGATCAAATGTGATTTCTGTGATAATCAAAAGTATGTAGAAAGATTAAACAATAAAGGTGTACTTGAGAATTACTGTGTAGATTGTATAACTAAACTAAGGAACAATAAATGAATAGATGTATTAGATGTAATCAACCAGCATTGTTTAATTTAAAAGAAGATAGATCAATATGGTTTTGTATAGCTCATGGTATGGAGTATGCAGATATTAAATCTGGAAAGTATTCTCAATTAAATAATTAAAAAGGCGGGATAGGCTAAGAAATTTTCTTTGCTACAATTAAGCCATATGAGACCCTCTTGTAGGTATTACCTAGGATGAAGTCCGAAAAGCTCTCTATAGCCAAGCAGAAGGCTAATTTGGCCCTGTACATCAGAACCCTTAAAGAAACTATTCCTTGCATGGACTGTAAGGAGTATTATCCATATTATGTCATGGATTTTGACCACGTACGTGGCAAGAAGCATGCAAATGTTATGGAATTAATTCCTACATTGTCCAAGAAGAAGATAGATGAGGAAATTGCTAAGTGTGAGATCGTATGTAGTAATTGTCATCGTATTAGGACTCATATGAGAAGAGTTAATAAAATTAAATAGGGTCTTCTCTTCCCGCCGCACTTTTTTCGGGCGCACTTTTCATTTCGCACTTTATTTAGTATACTTATAATATATTGACCCATAGCTCAGTTGGTAGAGCGTCGAACTGTTAATTCGAATGTCCCAGGATCGAGACCTGGTGGGTCAGCTGGAACCAGCACCTCTACACCTGCCATCGGTTGCAGAAGTACGTGTTATGTAGCGATATAGCTAGTCGACTACACCATGTTGAGAACGCATGCGGGGAAGCCTTACGGTGTGGAGTCTATAAACCGAGTTCTCATGCGGATGTTGCATATTGGTAGTGCCTCTGCCTTCCAAGCAGAAGGGGTGAGTTCGATTCTCATCATCCGCTCCATACCTCTATAGCTCAGTGGATAGAGCAACAGGTTTCTACCCTGTGTGTCGGGAGTTCAAGTCTCTCTAGAGGTGCCAAGCCTCCTTAGCTCAATAGGTAGAGCAACGCACTTGTAATGCGTAGGTTGACAGTTCGATTCTGTTGGGGGGCTCTCACCAAGACATATGTATTTTTTTAACGTGCCCAACTTTTACCGCTGGATTAATTACAATTCTATATCCTAATCTTTTAACTTTTTCGGTAAAAGAAATATCTTCTGAGTATATGTCTAAGTAAGATTCACTAATACCGTAAGGCCTTTCTTCTTTAGAATTTTCAAACCAAGGTCTCTCTATGCTTTCTAAAACGCCGCTTTTTAAGCAAACAAAGCCGAGCCCAGTACTAAAAGATTCAAAGTTGGTATTTTGAGATAAAATATCTTCATAGCTCATTACATGATTTTTCCTATCAAAAGTAACTGTATCTACGCCGTTAGATTGAAAATATACTCCAGATATAAAGTCTTCATTAGAGTAATATAAAGACATAAAATCTTCAATTTCCCAGTACATATCAGAATCTATCATAAATATTTTATTGTAGGTGATTTCTCCATTTAAGGGTCCAGTAAATATTGGCGCTGGTGCCTCAACCATTGTTGATAATATAGTCCACTCCCTTGCAATAGATACATTGGAGTTGGCTTTAGATAAAAAGGTCCAGCTTATACCAGCACGATTTAAAAACTTTATTGTATTTATTAAAGAAACTACGTACGCAGACTCCATTTGAGAACCTGGAGTAGCTATTACTACATCGTAGTGTGGATTTTGATATTGATCCATTACCGCCCTTTTCTATAGAATTTAATAGTACTATATTTAATATTTTAAATCAACAGCAAAAAACCCAATCGGAGGCGGATCCAATTGGGCCTTGCTAGTGTATTGCTACACATTATACGGGGAGCTTAATCTGTGGGATGCTACAACCCGTACTAATGAAGTATAAAATAAGTTTTATTTTAAGTCAACCATTTTTAGTCCCAAAGTGACATTTTGTTAGGATCTATAATCCAAGGCTTCTCTGCATACTTTTCATCATTAGTTAAATCATAAAGTAGTTCCATAAGCACAAGACAATCGTCATGCCTCCAGGTCATATTACAATTTCCATTTTCTACATTTAAACATTTATTTAGCCTAGACTCAATCTTTTCTACCATCCATAGTAAAGCGGCAGCGGATTTTGTAGTATCTTCGTAACCGTCTTTTTTGGCCCGATTCATTTTATAAGCAATCTGGTCTATGTATATTTTATTCACCATTCTCCTATTGGGCACATTGGAAATTCTGATTTTATTATATCCATTATATTTTTTTCTTCAATAATACACATTTCGTCTACCTGTGAAAATAAACTACATTTTAAACAAACAGGTAGCACTTCAGAATAGTAATTTCGATACTGCTCTTCTTTATTTTGAAATTCATTTAGATTCATCTTCATCTCCTGGCGTATAAGAAGGAGTTGGGCCAAGCAAGTACCCTTGGTTATGATATTCAACCATTTTAGAAGTATCTTCTGGTCCTACTAGTTTATTTGAAATTAATGTAAGAAGATCATATATTCTATGCAGCATAATGTAATTAACCATTGGTAGGTTGTCTTCTAGATTTTGAGGCTGCTCTTTATTTTCCGTCGTCATCTGGTCTTCCTAAATCTTCCCAAAACTTTTCACGCCCCATAGCGTCAGTTTCTTTTATCGTACCACCGTCAGTTGGAATCGACGGCTGATTTAAGTTTTCCATAGTACTCTAACCCCACATCTTTTTTAAAACTGCAAGACAAGCAGTATAGATATATTATACCCTCATTTGTTTCGTTGCACATTAAAGGGCCCTGATCCATTGGACATTCAAGTCTAGGAACAAGGCCCTTCTCTGCTAGTAGAAGGTACTTAGACACATACTGTATCTTCATGTACCTTCCTTTCTAATTTTTGAATTCTATTAGGAATTCTTTATACCTTTCCCCATTTAGGGAAGGCCATGATGACCAATCGGTTCCGCCTTTAGTCATATAATACGTTATCTCTGCGTTTATTACTGGATCAAATAATGTGATATTTGACTTTAATTCAAATTTTTCTTTACGATCAATGCCGAGTTCACCCAACATATTAATCTGAAAAATTCCGTAGGAACTGTCTCCAGTTTTCCTGTTACCATTGTAAGCCATAGGTCTAGCATTAGATTCTGACTTAGCAATAGCCCAAGCCGTTTTAAGGGCTTTTCCTTCAAAGCCAACAGCTGATAGAAGTTCTTTTAGTTCTCCGTCTGTTAGCGTCTCAGAAGGCTTGTACACAGTAGTGCTGTACTTCTCTAAGGTTTCTTTCTTTAGTTGTACTGTAGATTTCACAGGCGTTTCCACCTGCAATGCTTGAGTTACTGTTGGACCAGGCTGGACAGTAAATAAGAATAATGTTATCATTCCTATATAAGACCAGTTATGAGCAACATCGCTCAAACGTTGTTTGATATTCTCCATTGGCATTTCCTCCTTTAGAGATAACGAACTATAATAGTAGCATTACTTGACAGTAGGTGTCAAGCCAGTCAACCAGAAAAAAAATATGAAAATATCACTATCTATACCAAGACCTGGATTAAATCCAGCAACGGGATTTGGCTATGCCGCACAAAATATAGTTAAATCATTACAAAACCTGGGACACATTGTTACTTGGACAAATGCAAACACGCCATTACAATTAAACTTTACGCAACCTCATCATTATAAAATGCATAGAGGACAATATCAAATTGGTTATACTCCATGGGAATCTACTGGCATTAGGCCAGAGTGGACTGAGCGTATGAATTTATGTGACGAAGTTTGGGCAACATCAGACTGGAATGCGGAAGTATTTAAAAATAATGGAGTTACTGTTCCAATTAAAACATATACTCATGGAATAGAAAAAATTTGGACCCCACATAAAAGAGAATTAAGAGAAGGAAGGCCATTTAAGTTTTTGCATGTTGGAGAGCCAGCACCAAGAAAATCTGGTCAATTAGTTGTAGATACTTTTATAAGAATGTTTGGAGACAATCCAGATTATCAATTAACTATTAAGTCTCATCATTCTCATACAATTAGAGTATATGATAAATATGGTAATTTTGGATTACCAGAAAATATATATAATAATATTAAAGTAATAAAAGATGAATACTCTGCAGAGCAGTTAGTCTCTTTGTATCATTCACACCATGTATTGATCTATCCAAGCTGGGGGGAAGGATTTGGTTTTATTCCCCTTCAAGCATTGGCAACAGGAATGCCAACAATAACTACATATGATTGGGCACAGTATAAAAAGTATATAGGTCCACTAAAGCTTAAGTCTAAACTATCGGATGAAGAATTACCAAAAGCAATAGGAGATCCTCATTTAGGATTGATGTTTAAACCAGACGAAAAACATTTAGAAGAATTGATGTATGAATCTGTAATTAATTTTAAAGCATATTCAGGGTATTACTTTGCTCAGTCGACTAAAATACATGAAGAATATGATTGGATTAAGTTGACTAAGAATGCTTTTAGTCATTTAGAAGAAAAGTTTTCATAACCCCTTCCTCTTTAAATAGAAGTTTGGTAGAATAAGACTTCAACTAAAAATATAAACCGCCAGGCGGAGAAAAGGTGTTATTTAAAAAATGTCAAAGACTATTGCTAACCCATACGAAAACTTCATTGCTCTATCTCGATATGCAAGATGGATTCCAGAAGAAGGTCGTCGTGAAACTTGGGGTGAGACAGTAGATCGCTATTTTGATTTCATGACTAACCATCTTAAAGAAAACTATAACTATGTTCCATCTAAAGAATTAATTACAGAATTAAAAGAAGCAGTTTTTAATAGAAACGTAATGCCATCAATGAGAGCAGTAATGACTTCAGGTGCCGCACTAGATAGAGACCATGTTGCAGGATACAACTGCTCATTTGTTCCAGTAGATAACCCACGTTCATTTGATGAGACTATGTATATTTTGATGTGTGGAACAGGTGTTGGATTCTCTGTAGAGTATAAGTATGTTAATAAACTTCCTGCCGTACCAGAGTCACTTGAAAAGTCAGATACAGTAATTGTTGTGGAAGATTCTAAACAAGGTTGGGCAAAAGCATATCGTGAACTTCTAGCACTGCTTTGGACTGGACACATACCAGCGATTGATGTATCAAAGGTTCGTCCAGCAGGTGCAAGACTTAAGACAATGGGTGGCCGTTCATCTGGACCACAGCCGCTAGTTAACCTTTTTGATTTTACAATTGCAAAATTTAAGAATGCAGTAGGTCGTCAGCTAAAACCTATTGAAGCACATGATATTATGTGCAAGATTGGTGAAGTAGTAGTTGTTGGCGGAGTAAGGCGATCTGCTATGATTTCTCTTTCTAATATTAATGATATTGAAATGGCAGCAGCAAAGTCTGGTAACTGGTGGGAAAATAATACCCAACGTGCACTTTCAAATAACTCAGTGGCATATTCTCGTAAGCCAGCAATGGAACAATTTATAGCAGAATGGAAAAATTTATATGACTCAAAGTCTGGTGAGCGTGGAATCTACAACGTTGCAGCAGCACAAGCACAGGCAGCTAAATATGGACGAAGGGATCCTGAAATTCACTATGGAACAAACCCTTGCTCGGAAATTATTTTGCGTCCTTATCAGTTTTGTAATCTTTCAGAAGTCGTATTACGTGAAAAAGATACAAAGAAAGATATTCAGAATAAAGTAAGGTTAGCCACTATTCTTGGAACATGGCAATCAACCCTTACAGACTTTAAATACCTTCGTAAAATTTGGAAAGACAATACAGAAGAAGAGCGCCTACTTGGAGTTTCTTTAACGGGACAATTTGGACATAAGTTTATGTCTGGTAAAGAGGATCTGGTTTCCCTAGAGGCATTTCTTATGACTTTAAGAGAATCAGCAAGAGAAACAAATAAAGATGAGGCAGGGAAAATTGGGATTCCTGAGTCTGCAGCTATTACATGTGTAAAGCCTTCTGGAACAGTATCCCAATTGGTCGGGGTATCTTCAGGAATGCATCCATGGCATTCACCATATTATATTCGTACAGTTCGTGGCTCTAAAGGAGATCCTATCTCTACATTTTTGAAGGAAGTTGGAATTCCTGTAGAAGATGATGTAATGAAGCCAAACGATACGTATGTATTTTCATTTCCAGTAAAAGCACCAGAGGGTGCAATTGTTAGAAATGATTTAACAGCACTAGATCATTTAAATATCTGGCTTGTATACCAACGTGCTTGGTGTGAGCATAAGCCATCAATTACGGTTTCTGTAAAAGAAGATGAGTGGATGGAAGTTGGCGCTTGGGTATATAAGCATTTTGATGAAGTATCTGGAATTTCATTCCTGCCACATTCAGAGCATACCTACAAGCAAGCCCCTTATCAGGAAGTAACAAAAGAAGAATATCAAGACCTTCTTTCAAGAATGCCAAAAGAAATTCGCTGGGAGGACCTTTCATTTTATGAAACTGAAGATGGAACTTCCACAAACGCCACCCTTGCGTGTACTTCAGATGGAAATTGTGAGATTGTAGACATTTCTGCCTAAAGGGTATATAATAAATATTGGGGTAAAACCCAAAATTCCTGGGCACTAGGCCCAGAAATAAGGAGGATCTAAATTGTCAAAAACAAAAGAAGATCTAAACAATGATGGAAAGGTAACAATGCAAGAGAAAATTCTAGCAGCGTTGGCAAGCTATGGTCGTCACTTTTTAGGTGCCGCTATTGCTCTTTACATGACTGGAAACACTGACCCAGGAGACCTAATTAAGGGCGGTATCGCAGCCTGTCTCCCAGTGATTCTAAAAGCACTTAATCCAAATGAAAGTTCATTCGGCTTCACAAAGAAGTAAAATATAGTTAACCTATTAGGACGGCTCCTGTGCTAAAATAAGCATAGGAGTTTTCCTATTAGGAGAGTTTAGCAAATGGCAGGACAAAAAAATTGGGAAGTAGATCAAAACACTACATTCTCTTTCATTGTAGAATATAAAGACCCTAACGATATACCAATATCTTTAGTGGGTGCAACCGCAAAAATGCAGGTCCGTGATACAAAAGGCGGATCAAAGCTAGCGTTTACTTTGACTTCACCATCAACTGGTGGAATTACAATAGATCCCGCTCTTGGCAAATTAACCATTAAGATGACCCCTACTCAAACTAACAAATTATTCTATCCAAAATCTTCATATGATTTGATGGTCATCGATTCTAATGGTAATAAAATAAAATTACTTGAAGGATTCCTTACATTAAATAGATCGGTTACAATCTAATGCCAATTATAAACAACGATAATATTCCAAAAGTTGTTATTACAGAAACCATTAATGATGTTGTAATATCCAGTCCTGGCCCACAAGGTCCTCGTGGTAAAACAATATTAAATGGTAATGGTATTCCAGCAGAAAACCTAGGCCTTGAAGGAGACTTTTATTATGATAAAGCTACAACAAGATTCTATGGTCCAAAGCCCACCGATCTTACATGGGCTGGAGCCTCAAACTACCTTCTCAACACAGAGATAGCCTTTGAGTATAGCTGGGAAATGGCACATTTTAATGGACAGTCTGGTCCAGTATACACCGTTCCAATAAACCACAACCTTGAATTTTATCCAAATGTAACGGTAAAAACCAGTGGCGGCGACATATTAGAAACTGGTATAGAGTATAATAATGTTAACACTTTAACACTGACAATGGCTCAACCATTCTCAGGGACAGCGTACCTGTCTTAGAGGAGCAAAGTAAATGGCAAGACTATTTGTAACTAGTATTAACCTCAATAAAAATGAGCTTATTAATGCTAGAATTCAAAACGTATCATCTGCACCGTCACTTCCAGTAACTGGTCAGATATACTATAACAACCAAGACAATGTAATGTACTATTACAATGGTTTGTCTGCACCAGACGGACCATGGGTAGCAATGAATGCTTCTACAGAAGCGGTTCAAGATATTATTGGATCTTCTGTATCTGGCGGAGTTGGACTAACCTCAACATACGTTGACAACACTGGCATAACAACAATTGATTTAGATAACACTACGGTAACAGCAGGATCTTATGGTTCTCAAACAAAGATTCCTACATTTACAGTAGATGCTCAAGGTCGTTTAACTGCCGCAGGTGAAGTAGACGTAGCAACAACATTAAGTATCATAGGAGACGGCGGTGCCACAACTGGCATTTCTCTTCTTACAGAAACTCTATCTGTTTTAGGTGGAGAAGGAATTGATGTTGCTGTAACAGATAATACAATTACAATTGCTGGCGAAGACGCAAGCACAACAAATAAAGGTGTAGCATCATTTGCTGATGCAGACTTTACTGTAACAAGTGGAGCTGTAACAATCAAAAATGTTAACCTTGGAACACAGACAACAGGAAGCTATGTAGCAGGAATCACTGGCACTGCCAATGAAGTTACAGTTTCTGGTTCAGGTTCTGAAAATGCTAGCGTTACAATTGGACTTCCAGACGATGTAACCATCACAAACAACTTAACAGTTGGCGGTAACTTAAATGTTACTGGAACAATCAACTCAGTAAATACAACACAGGTAAACATTGTTGATAATAAGATCAACCTTAATACCGACTTTACAGGAACACCTACAGTAGATGCTGGTATTCGTGTAGAACGTGGTAATTCACCAGACGTTGAGATTTTGTGGAACGAGTCAGAAGATAAGTGGACGCTTACAAATAATGGTACAAACTACCATGAAATTACACGTAAGTTTAAAAAGGATATTCTCCTAACAGATGCATCAAACAGCCCAACAAACACGGCGTTCTTGTTTACACATAACCTTGGAACAAAAGATGTAACTGTACAAATTTATCAAACTGGCACTCCATACGCTCAAGTCGAAGCTGATGTAGAACATACCTCAGACAACACCACAACAATTAAATTTGCTGCGGCACCTTCAGACGGAGAATATAGAGTAGTTATCGTAGGTTAATCATGTCGAGACAATTTAAAGTCCCAGTTAACCTAGTACAACTTACAGTAGATCCAGCCGTAGCCACTGCTGGAGATTTATATTTTAATTCAGCAAATTCAAAAATAAGATTTTACTCTGGAACAGAGTGGCTTGACGTTGGTTCAGGCAGTGGCGGAACAATAAATCACACACACAGTTACGATGGAAATGTAGTAGTAGGTTCAGGCGGATCTCTAGTAACTACAGCAACATTTGCCGCAGGAGCACCAAATAATTCTAATGGTTTAAATGGCGATGTTTATGTTGACATAACAAATTTAAATGTTTATGTTAAGTCTTCGAATGCTTGGGGAAACCCAACAGAAATAAATGTTTATACAAAACAAGAGATTGATACACTTTTAAATAACATAGATAACAGCCTTGGAGACTACGTTCCTCTTAGCATTGTAGGAGAGCCAGACGGAGTTCCAGCAACAGATTTAAATGGAAATATATTAGTTTTATCTGGCGCAGGAGTCAAATTTCCAGACAATTCAATTCAAACAACAGCATTTAATACAAGTGGATTTGCCACAGCTTCTGATCTTTCAGATGTTGAAGTTTTGGCTTTAGCAGGACTATAAAGGGGGAAAAATGTCATTAAACTTTACTAATATAGAGTCATTAATTCAAACAAGACTTAATGCTCTAACAGTTAATGTAACAGCAGCTTCTGCAAGTGGCACTCAAGTTACTTACACAGCAAGCAACAGCTTTACTGCTGGTCAGCTAATTAGCATTACTGGATTATCTACAACAGCTTTTAATTTACAGAATGTAGCAATTCACTCTGCAACATCAACTCAGTTTGTTATAAACAGCACTGTGACAGGAGCAGCGGTTACACAATCAACAACAGGTGTTGCAACAGCAGTACTTGATACAAAAGAACTACTTCTTCAAATGAAGGCAATTGAAACAGCAACAACAAACCTTTCTTTAGGAAAAGTAGTTTCAGAAGGATTATTTCAACAATCAGCTCTTTCTGGAATAAAAAATCAAATTCAACAAGACATTGCTGCATTATATGATGCAATTCAAGGAGCGGCAAACGTAACCCTTACTGGAGCTCAAACAGTTACTAATAAAACTTTAGTTTCCCCTATTTTAACTGGCACACCAACTGCTCCAACACCAACAGCTGGAACAAATACAACACAAGTCGCAACAACAGCATTTGTTCTTAGCGAGGTTGCTTCAGGTATTACAAATCTAGTTGGATCTTCTCCAACTCTTTTAAATACATTACAAGAATTAGCATCTGCTATAAATAATGATCCAGCGTTTTTTACAACAATATCAAATGGATTAAGTACCAAGGCACCGATTGCCTCACCAACATTTACTGGAACAGTAACATTTCCAGCAAATACTTCTGGTGCAAATTTCGTAAATATTCCCAACACTGCCCTAACAAATTCATCAATAACAATTGATGGAAATGCTATATCACTGGGTGGTTCTGGGTCTGCACTACCAAGCCAGACCTCAAATTCTGGAAAGTTTTTGACAACAAATGGGTCTTCAGCAACCTGGGGATCTCCAAATTATCAAACTATTCAGTATGAGTCTAGTGGAACAGTACCAGCTAGAGGTATAATTAACTTTATAGGAGCAACTGCTACAGATGACTTGATAAATAACAGAACAACTGTTACAATAAATCCAGTCTCTGTTAGCGGAATCTCACTTATAAGGCAAGTTGAACAGATAGCAGGAATAACAATTTTATGACAGGAGTAAACTAAAATGCCAAATTACGCAAGTTTGTCGTCTCAGATTGATGCAGTCAAAGCTGAGATCACAACCAGTATTGGAGCAGCAACATACACTGCCCAAGATTTAATATTCGTTTCCGCTGCACTCAAAAATTTAGGCGAGATGCTTGGCGTAAACGATGTTGTGGCCGCAACCGCAGATGGCCAAGCACAAATAAATACGCTAGTAACAAATATTCTTAATGGAACAGCACCAGCAACTGCTGGAGAGCTTTATGTAGGAGATGCGCCAGTAACATGGTCAACATCTGCTGCGCTAACAAATCCAGTAGCAGTTTTGAGATACGATTCTGGAACATCAGATTCATCATATGCTCAAATTGCTTTTAACAATGATGACCCAACATCTTCAACAGACATAATTGTCTATACTTCAAACGGAACAGACGCAAGCGGCTGGACTGGAATGGGTATGACAGGAAACTCATTTGATGATGCAACATATGGAATTACTGGACCTCAAGATGGATACATCTTTACATCAGCAAAAGCTCCAATAATTAAAGCAATTTCTCAAAAGGGAATTAATAATAACGTTGCTACAATTACAACATCAACAGCACATGGATTTACAGTAGGTAAAAAGGTAAACATTACTGGAGTAGACGCTACATTCAATGGAACATACACAATTGCTACAACGCCTACTACAACATCTTTTACATATGCAAAAACTGCAGCTAACGTAACTACTGTAGCTGCAACAGGAACAGCAACAATGTACTTTGGAGCTGGAAATCTTGTTTTGGCAACATCTGATACAGGATCTGAAAATAAGATTATCATTGCAGCTGGCGGATATGCTTCTGGAGATACCCAGATTGCTATCACACCAGGACAAAATGTTCACGTAGAAATTCCAACAGCATCAGTAAGCCCATCAACTGGAGCAGTTACTGTTGTAGGTGGAGTTGGCATAAACGGCGATCTTAATATCGCAGGAGATGTTAATATTAACGGAACAATCTCATTTGCAGGCGGAGGAACAACAGTTGTTTCCGAGAACCTTGCAGTTACAGACCCAGCTATCTTTGTCGCAGACAATAATACTGGAAATCTAGTAGACTTTACATTTATCGGAGAGTATAAAGTTGGAGTAAACACTAAGTACTCTGCTTTCTCAAAGGATGCTACAGATGGAGTCTGGAAGTTAACTTCTGGAATTTCAACAGCACCAACAACAACAATTAATTATTCTGAGGCTGGTGTAGTTTATGATAAACTACAGGTAGCACAGGTTGTTGTTACCACCGCCCCAACAGCGGCAAATGAAGTAACAACAAAAACCTATGTAGATACTAGAGCACAAAACGAATTTGTGCTAGGTCTCATGGGAGCAATTTAAGCTATACGGAGGTAATAAATAATGCCAAACATTGTTAAAAAGTTAGCTAGACAAACTCTAGCTACATCAGAGGGCACACTTTACACAACACCTGCTTCAACAAGCACTGTTGTTACAAATATTGTTCTCACAAATACAACCGCATCTGCAATCACGGGTACCATAAAGCTCGGAACGCATGAAGTTCTTTCTTCTGTCTCCGTAGCCGCAAGTGGAATTCTCGCTTTAGATTTAAGACAGGTTATTGAAGCTGGAGATACAATTGCAGGATCAGCATCTGCAGCTGGATTAAAAGCACATATTTCAGGAACAGAGGTATCATAATATGCCTCTAGTTCAATTTCCATCATCTGGTGGAGCAACATTAAAGAAACAAGTATTTACATCATCTGGAACTTTCCAGTTGCCATCAGGGTTTAGCGCAAGCAAGCCACTATGGGCCAAAGTTACCGCAGTCGGCGGTGGCGGTGGTGGAGGATCAGGTTACGCTGCTGCAGGTGGTGGTGGAGGAGCTGTAGTTACTAAAGATTTAGCAATTACAGGAAATATCTCAGTCATCGTCGGAGCTGGTGGAAGCCATGGAGCAGAAAACGGTAATGGTGGTCGTGGATCAGATACAATTGTCGGAAACACACCAACTAGACCAACCAATCTTCTTAGAAATCCTTTTCAGGTAGGAACCTACGGACAGTGGGATACAACTGGATGGACACTAAGTAGCAGTGGAAGCATGAACACTTTCCGTTCAGATTACTCTTCAACAACTAATCAGTTTCTACGTAACAGACACTTTACTTGCACAGACACACCTAACTATCAGGGAGTTTTCAAGTCTTCTTACGGAATAACAATGTACTCATCAAGCTCAACAGCAACTCAAACATTTTATTCTGATTTTAATGATACTTCAGAAAATACATTACATTATTATGGAGTATACACTCGTTCAGGACAGGGCGGAAACCCTACAACTGTAACTATTGAATGGTATGATTCAGCAAATGCACAACTCGGTACATTAGCCCAACTTCCAGGATATACTTTTACATACGATAATACTGACAGCAATAAGTTTTCAGCAACTGCTACATCACCTGCTGGAACTACAAAATTCAGACTAAAAATTGTTATGACTTGTGGTGGTACAAACTATTTCCAACAGCTTTTTGGAGCTTATGTAAGCACCGAAGTCAACTGTGCTTGGCAAGACACCTTTGGTGGCCTTGGATTTTGGACTGGTGCTAGATACACAAGTTATTTGACAAGATTAAATACAACTGGTCTTACAGCAGGAACAACTGGTATCGTCGCAGGTGGCGGCGGTGGCGGTGGTCGCTCAAGCGATGAAGGTAACGGAGGCTGGAATCAGCACCGTATCGGAGGCCCAGGAGGACATATGGGAGGTTATGGAACTTCTCACTCTAATGACTCTAACGGTTCAAGTTTTATTTTCGGTGGAGACGGTGGAGGAGCAGGCTCAGCGCCACTTCGTGACGTATTCCGTGGAATAAATAACACAACACCTTTTGCTACAACTGACAGCCAAGGTTTTGTTGGAAATAACTCAGCACAAATTTGGAGATCTGCAGGTTGGAGAATGCCAGTGCGTTCACACTACTTGCGTCATCCAGCAGGAAATGCTGGTACAGGTGGAATTTATGTTCATACTCTGGACTCAAGCAATTATGCTAAAGTTCGTGTTGAAGGTGGAAGACCATCCCCAGAAGGATATTCCGCTGGTGGTCCAGGATGCGGTTATGCAAACCTTGTAGAAACCGAAGGTAACTCTCGTTACTTTTATCTACAACAGCTTTCACACTATAAGGTTCAGCCTTATGGAAATGGTGGAGCAGCAACACAAGGTCTACGTAACCTAAATACAACTAACTACGGAGATATCGATTACTACATTAATGGAGAATGGTCTAATAATGGAGATCCAGGAATCGTAATTTTCGAATGGCTAGAAAGCTAATAGGAGGAAAACACAATGGCTAAATATGCATATATATTAAATGACGATACAGTCGGAATGATTGTTGAAGCAGATTCATTAGAAAAAGCTCAGGAAGTTTCTTCCCTAGCATACGGTACAAAAGAAGTAATCCTTGTTGATGATAAGGAAGATGCTAATCTTGCTACACCTGGCGCAGGCTGGGATGGTACAAAGTTTATATCTGTTCCTAAATCACCACTAGATGATTTGCACCCAACTAACTTTGGTCCAGAAACAACTGTTCCTGCAGAATCAGAGTAAAAATTAAATAAATAACAGGCCCTGGAGAAATCTGGGGCCTGTTTATTAATGACAAGGCTGGTATAATATTGATATATGGCTACTAATTTTCCAAATTCATTAGACTCATTAACTAATCCCGCAACAACGGATCAGTTAAATAGCCCTTCACATGCCGCACAACATGCAAACGCAAATGACGCTATTGAGCAGTTGCAAGCCAAGGTTGGAGTTAATAGCTCAGCCGTAACAACTTCCCATGATTATAAAATTGCCCAATTAGAAGCAGCAATTACTGCTGGAGTTTCTGGCACAAAATTAATTTACCAAGACGTAAGAAATCAAAGCGGAGTATCCTTAACTAAAGGAACTCCTGTAAGAGTAACGGGCTCTGACGGAGCATCAGGAAAACTTTTGATTGGAGCTGCTTCAAATTCAAGCGAAGGCGGATCATCAAAGACATTTGGTTTACTAAGTTCTACATTATCAAATAATTCAAACGGTCAAGTAGTTACAAATGGTTTGCTTGAGGGAGTAGATACAACAGGAGCGGTAGACGGAGACCCAGTATGGCTTGGAGTAGATGGGGCTAAGATATTTGGTCTTGTTAATAAGCCAGTAGCACCAGCACATCTAGTATATCTTGGAGTTGTGGTAAGAGGCGGACAACAGAATACTGGATCTATATTTGTATCCATTCAAAATGGCTTTGAAGTAGATGAACTACACAATGTATTAATAAATAATACTACATTACAAAATAAAAATGCCCTAGTATATGATTCAGCAACCCAGCTTTGGAAAAACTACGATTTATCAAATGACTTTGTATTGTCAGGAGATCTGCAAAATAGCCTAGGTGATTATATTCCGCTCTCCGTTCTTGGAGAACCAGATGGTGTAGCAAAATTAGACCTAGATGGAAATCTAATAGTCCCAGAAAATAAAATTATCATCGAGGGGGCAACAGCGGATGCCCATGAATTAACCTTACAGGCTCCAGATGTAACATCAGATATTACAGTAACTCTTCCAAATGCCAGCGGAACATTAGCTCTTACAACACAACTTTTTAGCGGATCATATACCGATTTAACAAATAAGCCAAATATAGTATTAGGTGCACCTCAATGGACTGCAAATCATACACTTCTTGCAAACGGAGAAAATACAAGATATTTAATTGGAGATATAGTTTATGACGGTGGAAATATCTATGTTGCTAATTTTGAAAATGAAAGTATACCAACATCAAACACCACATATTGGACTTCTCTAGGAAGCGGCAAAAGATTAAATATCGATGGAAGAGATATTCCAAATATTACATATGATCAGTTAAATGGAAAACCAACTATTCCAAGTTTGACTGGATATGCCACAGAGAACTATGTATCAACAGCTATATCTAATCTAGTTGATACAGCTCCAACAACATTAGATACTTTAAATGAATTAGCAGCGGCTCTTGGAGATGATGCTAACTTTGCTACTACAGTAACTAACTCACTTGCTACTAAAGCACCTATTGCTTCACCAACATTTACTGGTACCGTAACAATCCCAGCAGGTTCAGCAATTACTGGCGTGCCATACCTTGCTACTGCTAATACTTTTACTGCTCAAAACATAATCAACGCATCTGGCACGTCTACAGTTGATTTAATTGTTCGAGCAACTGCCTCTCAAACTTCTGACTTGCAGCAGTGGCAGGACTCTACTGGAACTGTAATTTCAAGCGTAAATTCTTCAGGTCATTTTGCAACAACAAGAGCCTATCTGTCAGAAGCAAATGTAGGACCAGATTACACAACTGGAACACAAGGTTATCTTAAACTAGGTACTTATTCAACTACAAAACCACAACTTACAATTAGAGCCATTGCCTCTCAAACTGCCAATTTTGTTGAGTGGCAAAACTCAAGCGGTACCACACTTGGATTTATAAACGCAGAAGGCAGTATTCAATCAGCAAACAGAATTATTTCTCCAGGTGATTTTGAGGCAAGAGGTAACTCATTCCACGGAAATGCTCCATTTAGTGGGGCAACGGTAAATATAACCACTAGGGCAACAACTCAGGTTGGTGCAATAATTCGTGGAGTAGCCTCCCAAACCGCCGACCTTCAACAGTGGCAGAATAGTGCTGGGACTGTGTTGGCAAAGGTAACTTCTACAGGTGACGCCACACTTGGATACGCCTATGTTTCAGGACTTCGTGATGTTAACGGCACAGGGTCGTATCTAAATATGCAAGCAAGCACTTCAGGAATCTTGGTCAATACCAGGGCTGCAGCAAATGTCGGCCTCATCGTCAAAGGCGCCGCCTCACAAACTGCTAACCTCCAAGAGTGGCAAAATAGTGCTGGGTCTATTGTTTCAAGCATTGGACCAACTGGTGTAGCAAGCCTGAGTGCAGGAAATTATCAATATCAGTATCCAACCGTTACAATTGGAGATGCTGCATATGGATTTTCTGCAGAAGGAGGTTATTTAAGATATTATACTGCGTATGCTAGCGGACTTGGTGGACACATTTGGTACGGTGGGCCTAATAATACATATGAAAGAATGGTCCTTAGAAACAATGGAAGTTTTTCATTAAAAGGCGTTGCCTCCCAAACTGCAGACTTGCAGCAATGGCAGAACAGTGCTGGTACGGTTCTTGCTAAGGTTGATGCCAGTGGTATTGGCACATTTGCACAAGGTGTATTTGCTGGCGGTGCTGCAAGTATCGATGGTGGTGGCGGAGCCACTCTTAGCGCAATTTATACTGGTGCATTAAAGAACTCTGCAACTGCCTATAATTTCTTTTCAAATGTTACTGGTTCACCTTATGCAACTGTAGTTGTTAAAGGATTGTCAAGTCAGACTACCGACCTACAGCAGTGGCAGGATAGTGCTGGTACGGTGCTTACAAGAATTGATTCAAGCGGGCAAAATATTTGGACTTACTCAATTCGTCCACAAGTTACACCATCAAGCGGTGCTTTTATTCAATTGGATTCAAACCAAGTACGTGTTACGCAATCAACTGCAGGCGCTGTAGCGTTTATCGTCAAAGGCGCAGCATCACAATCTGCCAACTTACAGGAATGGCAGAATAGTGCGGGAACAGTTTTATCTAAAGTTGATTCAACTGGAGCTATGTTTACAATTACTCCAGCAGTAGGAACAGATACTACACAAGTAGCAACTACAGCATTCGTTATTGATCAGATTGATGCATCTACACAACCAGGTGCTCTCTATCAGACAACCGCTCCAACATCTCCAGAAATTGGTCAGATCTGGATTGACTCAGATGAAAACGTAACAACATTTGACTCTAATATTATTCGTAGAAAGACTGTCACAGCAACTGCTGGACAAACAATATTTACAACAGATGTTCCATTTATTGATGGATTTGAGCAGGTCTTTATGAACGGCCTTCTTCTTGTAAAAACTACAGACTACGCTACATCAAATAGCAATACAGTAACTCTTACATCTGGGGCGGCAGTATCAGATATTATTGAAATAGTAACAGTAACTGGAGCTAATTCAGTATCTACATATACTCAGGCAGAGACAGACGCTCTTTTGGCTGCAAATACTTCAGTTGCCCCATTATCTATTTCAACAAATACTACATTGGTAGCTAAGAAGAGATATTTTGTTACATCGGCATCTGCTTTAACATTGACTCTTCCAGCAAGCCCAGCTTTAAATGATGAAATTCAGATACTAGATGCATCTGGAAACGCTTCGACGTATAATATAACAGTGGCCCGAAATGGCAATAAGATCAACGGCGGAACTGGAAACTTAATTATAGATATGAATGGTGCCTGGACTACACTGCTTTATACTGGCTCTACTTATGGATGGAAGGTGGGATAATGACTGATATTAGAATGTCTACAATGGTCGGTACCCCATTTGGTACATCTGAGACAAGACCTGCAAGTCCATTAATTGGTCAAACTTATTTTAATGGTACGCTTGGCGTACAAGAGATTTATACAGCATCAGGCTGGCTTCCAGCAACAGGTGCAAATGACTTTAACGTAACCTTAAATGGAGCAGTTACCACTTCAACATTTACAAAAGAGTATTTTGCTGGGGCATATACAATTGCTTCAGCCTTGCTTGATTCATCTTATGATATTTATGTTTACGACACACTGGGAAATCTAGCAGGATATACAAAATCCCCATCATTAAACGCAACAGGCAACTTTAATAAAATTGTTGTTGTAGGAGGATCCACTGGAGACTTACTATCATTTAGCTACAAGACAACATTTACAGCAACTAACACTACATCACAAGTAACGGCGGGAGCATTTATTACATCGGTTACTCCAACAGCATTAAACTCAATTGATGACACTACTACACTTGTAGGTGGAAACTTTGCTTCAAATGTTGCAGTATATTTTGTAGGCTCAGATAATGTTGAGATACCAGCAAAGTCAATTGTTAGATCGTCTAGCTCTCAATTAATAGTAACTAGACCAGATACATTTTCAACACAGCTTGGCACATATAAGGTTGTAGTAGAAAATCCAGGGGTCACAAGACCAACAGGATCCAGCCTTCACATATTAAATAATGCTATTACAGCAGGTACTACACCTAACTGGACAACAGACACAACTCTTCCAGAAATTGCAAAAAATGTTGCGTATACAACAACACTGGTAGCAACAGATACAGAAGGAACAGACATTGACTATTCAATTGTTTCTGGATCCTTGCCTTCTGGAATTACATTAAATGGTGAAACAGGTGTGTTGTCTGGAACATACACTGGTTCAGATTTCAATACTACAAATTTAGTTATAAGAGCAGTAGACACAGGTGGCAACACTGTAGATAGAACATTCAGACTATTTTCATTAAATCCAGTGTGGAATACTGGAGCTACACTAACTGCGTCAATTTCAAACGAAGCTTATTCTAATCAGCTTTCTGTTACAGATGATAATACGATATCATATTCAATTATTTCAGGATCGCTACATAGTGGATTATCTCTTTCATCTTCTGGATTAATTTCAGGAACAACATCTGCATTAAATGAAACATCTTCATTTACTGTTCGGGCTACTGATTTAGCAGGAAACTTTACAGATAAAGCATTTACCTTATTTTCTGGAGGATTTATTCCTATTACATGGCTTACAGCGGGTGGCGCAACCTATTCTATAACAGGAAATGGTACGTCAACATCCTCAGTTTACAAGACAAACAATAACTCATCTTGGGCACATAATGTATATAATAATTCTGACCTCACAGCTCCGTTTTCATTTGAGTTTAGCGCAGAAGCTGCATCAAATGGTACCGATGATGGTAATTCATACAAGATGATCGGTGTTGGAAGAACTGCTTCAGTTCCAAATTTATCTAACGAAGGATATAGAGCATTTTACTCGTTATATCCATATAGAACTGACAACCTATCGTGGTTTGACCCAACATCAGACGGATCTACGGGAGGCCCATGGACCAACGGAGAAACTTTTGTTATTTCGGTTTATGCAAATGGCGACGTGAAGGCTTATAGAAAAAACAGTGGTCTAGTTAAAGAGTGGAGTACTGCGTATACGGGAGCATGGAGAGTTGGAGCTTCTATCTATTCTATCAACGCTCCCAAAGGTGGTTTTGCAAATGGAAGAGTAAGAGCTGGACAAGTATGGAACGGCACACAGTATGTCTAAAGCCAGAGATATAGCAAATTTATTTAGCTCAAATACGGCGGCATCAACTGATGCTGAAGTCACAGCAGCTATTGCAGCACATAATAATGCTACATCATCTGTACACGGAATAGCTAACACTGCCGATCTTGCAACACAAACTTATGTTCAGTTGAATAAAGGAATTAATTCTGGCCCATTAATAGAAAGACCAACAAATTTTTTATCTTCAAACGGAGACGTTTATTCAAATACAACAACTGGATATATAGAAGTATATAGCTCTACATATGGATGGGAAAAGGTGGGAGCAAATCCATCTAATCTTACAGTAACCCCTACAAATGTTGGAACTGGAAGAGCATTTAATAATGGAGCGGTAGAGGTAGATCTTGGATTCCCTGTAGTTCCTGGAAGAACTTATACAATTACATCAACACCAACTACTACAACATATACAGCAAATACAGCATACGCAATATTTGACGGACTTCAGTCTTCAACACAATATACTTTTACAGCAACAGCAACAAATCTTTATGGATCATCTACTCCAGTTACATCATCTACAGTAACAGTTACAACCGTTCCTCAAGCTCCAACAATTGGAACTGCAACTGCTGTAGGAAGCACAACGGCATATGTAACCTGGACAGCAGGAGCAACAGGTGGATCTGCAATTACTTCTTATACAGTACATAAGTTTTCAGGCTCTACCCTTATTGATTCTACTAACGTAGGAACTAGTACATCGGCAAACATTTCAGTAAACACTGGAACTCCATATACTTTTAAAATATCAGCGGCAAATGCTAATGGAATGTCAGAACTTTCTGCTGCTTCTAATTCAATTACAGCAGTAGAGCTTCTTCCACCACAGACTAATCTTTTTGCCTGGTATGATTCAAGTGACGCTTCAACAATAACTCTTAGCGGATCTAATATTACACAATGGAATGATAAAAGTGGAAACACAAAACATGCTACACAGAGCACGGCTTCATTCCAGCCAACGATTGTTTCTTCAGGACTAAATGGAAAAAATACAATATTATTTGATGGAACAAATGATATGTTTAATATTGCAAATACAACAACCCTAGCAAATAACTTTGCTATTTTTGCTGTAGTTAAATCTAATTTTCTTAATTCTATATCAGGATCTGCAATAATTGGATCAGATGATGGCGGAGTTTCCTGGTATGTTCAAAAAAATAATTATAGATTAAATGTTGATAAAACAGCTCAAGCTTCTATGTTGGCCGATGGCAACATTCTGTCTACATCAGAAAATAATTTATGGAGACAGACTTCCCTTGTATGGAGCGGAACATCGAGTGGTTCTTTGAGATGGAATAAATCAGGAGCAGGATCATTTAATAGATCGGGATTTGCCCCAACAGCTCCAATTAAAACAATAGGAGCTTATATGCCTGGCGACACCACATTTTTGGCAAAAGGCGAGATTGCAGAAATATTGATATATAATAGTTCAAGCGTAGATGTTGCAGCAGTAGAAACATATTTTACAACTAAGTGGGGTGTGTAGTGTATATACTATTTAATAATATAGAAGATTTTAATTCATGGCACTCAGAGATTAAGACTCTTCTAGGAATACCATCAGAAGATGGATCTACAACAGAATATACTATAGCTAAATTAAGCATAATAGATTCAGACCCTAGAGTTGTTGCAAGTTTTACAGACGGAGATTTTGATACCACAGGATTAAATTTAATAAGTATAGAAGATATAATAGATTTAGGAATATTGTCTAAGATTGAGGTAGATTAGTTATGGCTAAAGTAATTAAAGTATGGAGCGGAACAGAATGGGTTGAGGTTGGAGTTCAAGCAGCCCTTCCAGGAGACTATGTAGATACTGCTTCTCTAAATTCAACATTGTCTTCATATAAGCAAGAGGTAAATCTTGCTATATCTGCAAACACAACATTGGTTGCGGGACGCAGATATTTTGTAGATACAACAGCAGCAAGAACATTGACACTTCCTGCATCTCCAACATTAGGTCAAGAAATAATTATATTTGATGCAACAGGATCGGCGGGAACAAATAATATAACCGTAGCAAGAAACGGCAATAAGATTAATGGATTAACAGTAGATGCTATAATAGATGTTGATCAATCAGTATCAAGTTTAGTTTATACGGGTACAACCCTAGGATGGAGCTTTTTATAATGGCTATTAGAAAATCAAATTCATCAGGCATACCATTCGGCGTTAGCTCTGGTAGGCCAGCAAATGCTGGATACGGGCAACTTTATGCTAATGGAGAAACTGCAAGATTAGAAATTATGACACAAGCATCTGGTTGGCAAAATATTGTTCAAGAAACTCCTGGTGTTTCAGGAATTACTGGAGCCTATTCAGAACAAACAAATTCTGGAACTTTTATCATTGCTGGAACAAATTTTGTTACAGGGGCTATTGCATCAGCAATAGGAACAAATGGTGTCCAAGTAGAAGCTACCTCTACATCCTACAATTCATTGGTGCAGGTTACAGCTGTTTTTAATAATTTATCAAATACACATGAACCGTATGATATAAAGGTCACAAACCCGTCGAATCTTTTTGGACTACTTCCAGACGCACTATATGTAAATGCAAGTCCAGTATGGCAAACAGCTAGCGGATCTCTTGGGTCGTTTGAAGAACAAGTTTCGGTTTCGGTTTCTGCTACAGCTACAGATTCAGATTCGGCTACAATTACTTATTCTTTAACATCTGGATCTCTTCCTTCAGGAGTAACTTTAAATTCTTCATCAGGATTAATATCTGGACTTCTTCCAGATATTGTTTCAAATACAACATATTCATTTACAATTACAGCTTCTGATGGTCTAAATAATATACCAAGATCATTTTCAATAACATCTATAGCTAATCTTTCACCAGTATGGACTACGGCATCTGGCTCCCTTGCAACAATAACAGAAGGATCTAGAGAAACATTTTCGCTTAGCCTGTCTTCTACTGATCCTGAAAATGATACAAGAACATATGCCATTGTAAGCGGATCTCTTCCACCAAATATGACACTTTCTTCTTCAGGTGTTATATCTGGAATTACTCCAGCACCAGTATCAAACACTACGTACTCATTTGTTGCTTCTGTTTCAGATAGATTGAATACTGTAACAAGAAGTTTTAGCATAACCGTTAACTCTCCAACAATAACAACATTTACATCTTCATCATCCTGGACAGCACCAGCGGGCGTTTCTTTGATTAAATTATTAATGGTAGGAGGCGGCGGTGGTGGTGGAAATGGAAGAGGTAATGGTCCAGGCGGTGGCGGCGGTGGTGGTGGAATTATTTATAGTCCAAGTACATCGGTTACTCCAGGTCAGACATATAATATTGTAGTTGGTACAGCAGGAGGACAAGCTGTTGCATACAATCAATCTGGAGGACAGGGATGCGTAACTACTGGATTTGGAGCAACTGCAGGCGGCGGTGGTGGTGGAGTATCAGAATTTAATAATAACTGTAATGGAAGTATGGGTAATGGATCTTCTACATGTACATATCAACCATCTTCATCAATTTCTGGACCGACTGCTACAGCAACCATACGATATGATGGAGGTTCTGGAGGTTGTTCTTTCGGAGCAAATGGAACTGGAACAACTTATACCAGCGATATTTCAGGTTCATCTGTAACATATGGCGGAATTAATGGGTCTAACGCTTACGGAAGCGGCGGATCAGCAGGAACTGGCAATGAGAAGCCAGGAATTGTTATAATCAGCTATTAATAGAAAGAAATAAATAGTATATAATAAAATTATGAGCTATCAACTAAAAGTAATTAAAGACTACCCACTTGGCTTTTGGCCACTTGATGAGTCTTCTGGCATAATTACGTTCTAGACTTATCATTTGTTAAATGGTAAAATGATTATCTAAAATATTTGTATAGCATTTAGTTATACTTATTAGAATAGAAAGAAAAAATAATGACAAAATGCTACACATATGAAATAAAGGTTCTAATTCAGGTATTAGCAGAAAATAAAGATGCTGCTGACGATAGACTTGAAAAAGAGGGCGGATATGTTTCTAGAAGAGACGTAGAATTTATTTCTGAAACACAGGTTTGGGAAGACCCTCTAGAAGTAGCTTTTAAAGCAATGCAAGAGGAATCTGATCCTATACCAGAAACAGAGTAATAGTATAATTTAATTATGTCTTATCAATTAAAGGTAATAAAGGACTATCCAATAGGCTTCTGGCCTCTGGATGAAAGTTCTGGGTCTACTGCTACAGATATATCTGGGTGTGGCAATAATGCTACCTATGTAGGATCTCCTGATTCTAGCATGTTACCTTTAATTCCAGGAGGAGTATCAGGAACTAAAATAACCAATACTGCCTACATAACAGTTCCAACATCAAAAGACTTTTATGGTTCATCTGTTTCAAACGGACTTGGAAATAAGTACTCATCAGATAATGATTTTACAGTAGAACTTTGGATAAGCCCATCAATTCAATCTACAAATCTTACAACCCTATTTGCCGACCCGACAGATAACATTGGCTTATATTGGGAAAAAGGAGATATTATATTTAAGGTTTCCAATACAGAGCAGGTAAGATGGGCACTTTCATATTCAAAGAAAGCTCTACATATTGCTGGAGTATATTCAGTAGATTCAATTAAGCTTTTTATCGATGGCAAGCAAGTTGCAGTAAAGTCTATAGATTCAAATTTTAAATTTACAAACACTGCTTTAGACCTTCAGATTGGTCCAACATCAGATGCTGGAGATTCCTTTATAGTAGATGCTCCTGCGGTATACAGATATGGTCTTCCAACAACATCAATTGCTAGACATTATAATGACGCTAATTTTTATATACAACCTATACACGTAGTTCATCCAGAACAAGGTCAACTCTTTTCCTGCTCAGATGCAAATAACAGAGTAGACTTTGAATATATTTATGGAATATCTAGAGACTGGAAAGAGTTACTAGATTCAAATACATACTATGATGAACAAAATAAATATATATCCTTTATCCCAACAGAAACGTCAACCCCCAGAACTCTTGTAATTAATGATTTTATATTTATTCCAACAGAGAGCGGATTGACTAATTCTAAAATTGAATGGCGTAATGATTTAGGTATCACGGTTGAAACAAGCGTGGACGGAACTGCATACTTGCCATGTGTTAATGGAGACGCTATTCCTCAATACAAAGCGGGATCATTTAATTCAAGCGGTATCCTATATACAAGAATTACCATGTCTACAACAGATGCCAGCAAATTTCTTCCAAGGCTATCCTTCTTTGCCATTAAATTCTATAGAGAATCTTTAGTATATTCAGACAATTCAAATAACTATATTAACTCATCTAATCCTTTTAGCGTGGGATCTGTAAATTACTCTCCACTGATTAGACATTATACAAATGGAATTAGACCAGTATCAGGATATGGATTTAATATCAATACTGGATTAAACATAAATACAGTAGAGTTATTTTTTACTCCTAAAACAACAGGGGCAAATACATTGTTCTTTGAATCTACTACTGGCACAAAGTATGCCTGGAATGGGTCAGGAACGGTCTCTAAGGCCTCTATAAGCAAGTTTTACGTCAATGGGGTAGATAAGACCTCACAGACCAATATAAGCAATTTCCTGGTGGCAGGAGAGCCACATCATATAGTCCTAGTATTTGATGCTCCAGTAACTGGAATACTTCAATTTAATTATCAGGTCTCTGGTGGTCCAGATAATTTATATAATAATATAGCAATATATAATAGATCTATTACATCTTCAGAGGTTCTAACCCATTTTAATTTATATTGTGGCAGACCTTCAGCATCAGTATCTGATCCAGCCATCCAAATTACAGAATTAGCTTCAGAGTACTATGATAATGACTGGGTTGTGTTACAAAGCCTTTAATTTTGTCACCTTACATGACAAAAAGCTGGACTTAGACAGCAAGTGATGGTAAAATAAACTTCTATGAATATTAAAAATGTCCGACAGACAGAGGTAGAAGAGTCTACTTTAGGAATCTATGTCTGGGAAATGCCAGACGGACGCTGGATTGGAGATGACGATGGGAACTTTCTTTCGGTCACGTCCAGAAAAGGAAATAGATCCAGAATCGATGCTTTGGCTAGAGAAGTTCGCTCATTTGGTATATATGAGGGCGGGCCTAAATTTCTTTCAGCACGACGAAAGATTAACGACGAAGAATACGAAGAACAGCAACAAAGACTTAGGTGGGGACTAGTTCCAGATCCTTTGGATATTGGAAGCTATAAAGATGAAATGAAAAAATTGGGTGGTTTAAGATGATTGAAGTTCAAGACGAAGATTCAAATGAGATTGCTATCTCTAATGTAGCAGACTGGATGAAGTTTAATACTCCAACACAATCTACTAGCAATGACCCATTTAAAATTGAGGGCGAAGAGTTAACAAAGGTATCGGGTCTTGGCGCATCATTCCGCCGTAAAATGAATCGTGATCTTCAAAAAAGATTCCAGGGTATTGATGGAACTGCTACACAACAGAATTTATTGGCACAAGCAATTACTGGTTATGCCATGTTCGATCTTATTGAACCGCCATATAATTTAGATTATCTTTCAACCATTTATGAAATTTCACCATATAACTATTCAGCAATTAATGCCAAGGTTTCAAACATTGTGGGTCTAGGCCACGATTTTGTTGAGACAAGAAAAACTAAAGAAGCATTTGATAACATAACAGATGAGAAGTCTTTAGATAGAGCACGTAGAAAATTAAATAGACTTCGCCAAGATCTTTATGACTGGCTAGAAGAGTGCAACGAAGAAGAAACATTTACAGAAACATTAATAAAGGCTTACACAGATGTTGAAGCAACAGGAAATGGATATATTGAAATTGGCAGAACTTCTGCTGGTAAGATAGGATATATCGGACATATTCCAGCAAAGACCATGCGTGTGCGTCGCCTGCGTGATGGCTTTATTCAATTGCTATATGGCAAGGCTGTATTCTTCCGTAACTTTGGAGATCAAGAAACAGAGAACCCAATTGCAGGCGGACTAGATAGACCAAATGAAATTATTCATTTAAAGAAATATACACCAACAAATAACTACTACGGTATTCCAGATATCGTAGCATCTTCAAATGCTATGGCTGGAAACGAGTTTGCTGGAAAGTACAATCTTGATTATTTTGAAAACAAGGCGGTCCCAAGATATATTATTACAGTAAAAGGTGCAAAGCTTTCGCCAGAATCAGAGCGTAAGCTTTTAGAATTTTTCCAGGTTGGGTTAAGAGGTAAGAACCATAGGTCTCTATATATTCCGCTTCCTGCAGATACCCCAGACGCTAAGGTTGAATTTAAGATGGAGCCAATTGAGGCAGGAACTCAAGAGTCTTCATTTAACGTATATCGTAAATCCAATAGAGATGAAATCCTATTATCTCACCGTGTCCCAATTAATAAAATTGGAACTCCAGAAGGAGTTAATTTGGCGGTGGCTAGAGATGCTGATAAAACCTTTAGAGAACAAGTCTGTCGTCCAGCTCAAATGAATTTAGAAAAGAAATTAAATAAAATTGTTGAAGAAATGACAGACGCCCTACTTCTTAAATTTAATGAGCTTACTTTGACCGACGAAGATACTCAGTCAAAAATTGATGAACGATATTTAAGAATGCAGGTAATTACCCCTAATGAAGTTAGAATTAGAATGGGTATGGTTCCTCTTGATGGAGGGGATCAAGTAGTACAATTAAAGCCACAGCAACAGGCAGAAGTCCGAGCACAGGCTGGAAAAACTAGAAATAGAGATTCTGAGAGGTCTGCAAATTCACCAGATATTTCTGGAGAAGGCCGAAATACTCAAGGCGACGGAAGGCAAGTCGACTAACCCTACTCAACCATTATTTGCCTTATATACAATAACGTTATAAAATTAAGCATATGAATATTGAGAAATCTCTTTGGTCTTCGCATGGCGACAACATTACGTTGTCCGTGCCATTTACCAAAGTTAACCGTGAAAAAAGAACAGTCTCAGGATTTGCGACATTAGACAATGTTGACCAGACTGGTGATGTTGTCACCGCTGAAGCAAGTCTAAAAGCATTTGAAAGTTTCCGTGGAAACATTCGTGAAATGCATGGATCAAATGCAGTTGGCAAAATGGTTTCTTTTAAGCCAGAAACATTTTATGATCCAACAACAAAAGAATTTTATAATGGAGTTTATGTTGACGCATATATCTCAAAGGGTGCACAAGATACTTGGGAAAAGATTCTTGATGGAACTCTAGCAGGATTCTCAATCGGCGGAAAGATTGTAGATTCAGAAAACGAAGTTAACAAGTCTACTGGTAAGCCAGTAAGATTTATTAAAGAATACGCATTGATGGAGTTGTCAGTTGTTGACTCTCCAGCAAACGAACTATGCAACATCTTGTCTGTTCAGAAAATGAACGGACAGCTAGTATTTAAAGGAATGGCAACAGAAGTTGTAGCAGAAAATATTTTTTATTGTGCAGATAGCGATTCAGTATTTGTATCGACAGAGTCATCATATGATTCTCCAGTTACAGGTAAGCCTGCAACCTTAATCGGTTGGGTTGAATCAAACGATGTTAACAAAGCAAAAGAAATAGATAAGATTCTTGATTTACATAAAAAGTCAAGATTGTCGATGCCTGAAACACAAATTGCAAAACAGGCAGACATAGAAGGAGGTAAAGAAGTGTCAGAAAATACAGAAAACGTAGTTGCAGAAGATGCAGTAGCACCAGAAGCAACCGTAGAAGACACAGCAGTAGTTGCTCCCGCAGAGGAAGCACCAGCTGTTGAAGAAGCTCCTGCAGATGCAGTAGCAGACGCTTCTGCCGAAACTCTAGAAAAAGCAGCCGACGTATCAGAAGTTATGGTTGATGAACCTGATTTTGCAAAGATGCTTGGCGATCTTAAGGGATTTTTCTCAGAGACATTGAACAAGGCTTCAGAAGCAAATGCAGCACAGGTTTCAGCTATTAAAGATACAGTTGAAACATTTAGCAAGAGCGTAGATGGCCGAATTTCAGAGTTGGCAGAACAACACGCAGCCCTTTCAAAGGCTGTAGAAAATATCAAGAACACGATTGATGGTGTAGAAAAGCGTGTCGATGCAGTAGAATCAGAGACTGCAATTAAGAAGTCCTCGGACCTTGGCGGGTCTCAGGAAGTAACAATCAAAAAATCAAAGTGGAACGGTTCTTTCCTCGGTTCCGTGAACGAAATTTTTAACTAAAAATAAGGTAGGTGAAATATAAAATGAGTAATGAAACATTAGAAAAAGCAATTGCTGCAGGAACAACTGCAACAGGTACATTTGCTTCCACTACAGGTGGAACAGGCGTACACCGTGCTTCCGAACAAGGAAACGGTGGATTGCTTAATCCAGAACAATCAGCTCGCTTCCTAGACTACATGTTCGATGCTACCGTAATTGGTAAAGTTGCACGTACTGTCCGAATGAGAGCAGATACCACTGAGATTGATCGTATGTCAGTTGGCGAAAGACTTATGACTGTCGCTGCTGAAGGAGATAACACTGGCACAAATGCTGCTGTTACCTTCTCAAAGATCTCTCTTACAACAAAGAAACTCCGCATGGACTGGGAGCTTTCAACAGAATCTCTAGAAGATAATATCGAAGGTGCAGATCTTGAAGATCACATTGCACGTTTGATGGCAACACAGGCAGGTAACGATATTGAGGATGTAATCCTTAACGGTACAGGAACTGGCACAGGATTGCTTTCAGCATTCCAGGGTGTAGTTGCAAAATCAAAGGCTAATGGACGTGTTGTTGATAACAACGGTGCAGAAATCAGCCGTGAAGCATTTAATAAGGCTCTTAAGGCAATGCCACGTAAGTACAAGCAACGTCGTGGAGACCTTCGCTTCCTAGCAGGATCAAACTTGATTCAAGATTTCTTGTACAAGAACAGCATCACTGCAGGAACAGCTAATCCAGAAGATATCGCATCAAGCGTTATCCGTGGACAAGGCGTATCAGCACTAGGTGGAGCAGCAGGATTTGTGGCACCATTCGCATTCGGTATTCCGATTGTTGAAGTACCACTACTTCCAGAAACTCAAACTGGTGACTATTCAAATCCAACAGGATCACACGGAGATATCCACTTGACATTCCCAAATAACGTAGTTATTGGTATCAAGCGTGACGTAACCGTATATCGATTCTTCTGGCCACGTAAGGACTCCGTTGAGTACACAATGTATACTCGTGTAGGATGCCAAATCGAGCAAGCAGACGCTTGGGTCGTTGTAAAGAACGTTAAGGTCGCTTCCTAATTATTAGGATTTAGATCCCCGAAATGCCCCCTAAATTAATTTTTGGGGGGCTTTTCATTTTAATTTAATAATGCTATAATTGTTATAAGTAGAAACAGGAGATTTACATGTCATTTGAGACATTGAAAGTATCAGAACTAAAGAAAATTGCAGAAGATTTTGCAGTTGAAACAGAAGGCCTAAAGAACAAAGCCGACATTATTGCAGCCCTCGCAGAAGAAGGCGTAACTTGGTCTGTATATAACAAGACCATTGAAAAGATGGAAGAGGATTCTGAAGACATGGCAACAGAGGTACTACCTAAGTTTGACCCAAAGGCGGATCAGCCAGAGAACACAGTATTAGTAAGAATGACTAGAGATAATTTTAGGTATGATATTATGGGATTTACGTTCACAAAAGAGCACCCATTTATTGCAATGAGCAAAGAATACGCTCAAGAAATTTTTGATAAGGAGGACGGCTTTAGATTAGCAACTCCAAAGGAAGTCCAGGAGTATTACAACTAACTAAGCCTACACTATGGAGATTTATGTAGGATCTACGGCAGGAATAAAGCATAAAGTTTATTGGAGGGGTGAAGAGCAAGACTCTGATAACCTTCCAACAGTACTAGTTTATGACATAACAAATGATCCAATTAATCCAGTTTCTCCTACCACAATTCAAGCAACATTAACAGCAGAAAAAGTTGAAACGGATGTTGGAGTATATCAAGTATTTCTTCCTCAAAATGTTGTCTCAAGAATTAGGACATTAAAGCTGCGTTGGGCATATAACGTAATGGGTATAGCGCAAACAAAAGAACATAATCTTTATGTCGTAAAATCCTATACTGATTTAGAGCAGACTCGTGAAGAGCTAAATTACGGTGGAGATAGATCAGATCCTAATTATAAATCATACGCAGAATTAGTATTGGCTGAAAGATATGCTCGTAAAGTAATTGAAAATTATACTGGTCAAAACTTTTATCCATATGACGAGACACATTTAGTGCATGGAAACGATTCTGATACATTAATATTAAACTCTAAAATAATTCAGTTGCATAGTCTTTATGCCAACGATTATTTGCTGGTAAATAAATTATCTAATCCTCCTATAAATAATTGGGGCAAAGGATTAAATATCACTGAAAACGGCTTTGGATTAAGAATAGATAGAACTTCGGCACTTGATAATACAGTATATACTGCTAACGGAATGGTGCCACCTAGTATCCATGATTCGGTAGACTTTTTCAAACAAGGATCTAGGTATCAAGTTTATGCAAGATTTGGATATGAAGAGGTTCCAGACGAAGTAGAGTTGGCATGTATAGAATTAATGAAAGACTATTTTTCAAAAGATAATACTTGGAAGAATAAGTATATTAAAAAGATTTCAACGTTTGACTGGGATTTTGAATACTCTGGAGAGGCAACCTCTGGAACTGGTAATTTGTATGTAGATCAACTACTGTCTAATTACGTAATTTCTCAGGTCATGTTGTTGTAATGAATGAGCTAATAGAATCAGTTCTTTCCATGCATCTAGACGTTTATCGTCAATCTGATATGCAGGATCCAGATACGGGTGCTATAAAAAGAGAGTGGAATTATTACAAAACAATTAATTGTCATGCTAAAGGAGTTATAAGCAACTCTGCTACAACCAGATCTAGCGATAAACAAATATTTAGCAACAAGTACATTAATGATCAAATTATTCAGGTAAGAACATCAGATAGATTGGTCTCTAGAGAAAAGGTCACAAACATTCGTGATCAAAATGGTACGCCAATATGGACAGAAATAAATTTTCCAAACGAGACCCCAACCGTATTTGAGGTAATGGGAACAACACCAATTACAGATCCCTTTGGAAGAGTAATTGGATACAACTCGTCAATGAAGAGATCGGAGAATCAGCAAATTGGACAATAGCGGAATGTTGGTTCAAGCGGCAAGCGGACTAGAAAGAATGATGTACGCAAATCAAAACGGACCTTTAAAAGATAGCACGGTAGCTCAGATATCAGCATTTGTATATTATGAGGCTTCTGTTATATCTAAGCTAACAACAAATAAACCATTTCAGAATGCATTTACAAAAATAATGTTTGATCAGATAAATTTAGATTTTGGAAATTATATAGATGCATTGGCTAGATCTAGGCCCAAGTCTCTTCATCATGTCTATGAATGGAAAAAGACTGGTAATAAAACAGCAAGATTATTTAAGCTTAAAAAGCTTATTGGAGAAGGCCTATCTTTTAGAATAGATTATGAATTGCTTCCTTCTAAGTCTATGGTTCCTTCAAATAATGGAAGACGCAGACATGTGTTTGTAAACAAAGCTGCAATTATTGAAGAGGGTAAGCCTTTAGTAATAAAGCCAAAAAATTCAGAAAGACTAGTTTTTGAACAAGATGGCGAAACAATATTTATGCCCAAAGGTCAATCTGTTACAGTTAAAAGACCTGGAGGATCAGCAGCTCGTAGTCAATTTACTTTAGCACACTCAAGATTTTTTAGCGGAAGGCTAGTAAATGAATCTATTAAAAGATCTGGCTTTCAAAAAATATTTAATTCAAGCATGACTAAGGCACTAAGAGTTCCTTCTAATATTAAAAAAGTTCAGTATTCTTTTTCTCCAAATGCTATTAGGTCTCAAGCAGATGCTGCTCTGACAGCTTCGTTTGGCGGTGCAATGTGACAGCAAATTATAAATTAGATGCAATGCTAGAGTTGAGAAAGTATCTCTGGAAAGAACTTTATACCAGAAACATATTTGATGAAGACGATTATTGGTCAGACAATTTAAACGAAAACATCATTCCAATCATTCCAGTTCAGCAGTCAGCAGAAATGAATCAGTTCTTGAGCGGAAAGAAGCATATAGTCTATGACAAGATCGGAATGTCATATGAGGACAACTGGCTCATTTGCTGTGAGCAGATACTCTTTACTATATACTCTACTGATATCTCAGAAATCAATGAAATTAGAAACTATATGACTGACGAGTTTAGGCGTGTAGACGAATCGGCAAGAAGTATTAATAAGTGGTCTGGGCTATCCGATAAATTTAAGTTCCATTCAGTCCATATAGCTGATATATCCCCTACAGCCCCTTCAGAAGAGCTACAAGGATTCTTTTCGACTGAAATCATACTGGAAATTAAGTATTCAAGAATTACAGACGGCCAGGGCAGGTTCCTCTAAGGTTTGCCTTTTTACCAATAATGGAATAAACTTATCCTAAGAGGAAAGAAGCCTAGCCAGCTTTAATTTAAGATTTTAACAAGATATATATATATATTGAAATATAGGAGGTAAGAAACACATGGCACAAAACGCAGGTAATGCTAAAAATATTCTCGTCGGTGCATCCCCGTTGTTCATTTCAAACATTGACTCAACAACTTCAGGATACGCAACATACGAGAATTCCGAGCCAGGAACAACAAATGCTTCAGCATTTGCTACAGGCGTATCTTATACAGATACTCTTAACGCAAAAGATTCTGGAACATTCTACTACAGAAACGTAGGTTTTACAAACAACGGTTTGCAGATTACTTACAACCCAACATATGATTCAGTAACAGTGGATCAGCTCCTTGATACAGCTAAGCTGTTCAAGTCAGCAATGGAGGTTATGATCGCAACTGAAATGTCAGAAGGTACACTAGAGAACGTTCTAGTTATTTTCGGTCAGCCAGATGATCCAACTAACAATACCGCAATTTCTCAGAATAACACAATTATTTCTTCAGGAACTGGTACATCAAAGAAGGATACTCTAGGTATTGCAGCTGGAGCTCTTGGTATTGCACCAACAGAGCGTCAACTTATTGCAGTTGGTCAAGCACCAACTACAGCAGGTGCTCAGACAGAGCGTGTATATTATGCACGTCGTGTTTTGTCAGTGCAGCAATCAGCTTTCACATTGGCAAGATCAGCCCCAACTACATTCCCAGTAACATTCCGTCTACTCCCAACCGCTATGAGCGGCTACGAAGGACAAGAATACGGTAAGATTATTGACCGTGTATTGGTTGTATAATAATTAAATAATTATCTACAGGGCCCCCAAGAAATTGGGGGCCTTTGTGGTTGTATTAGTATATTTCTTTTAGTATAATGATTATGACTAGATCCTAGGAGGATTAAATTGGCAACAACAGTATATAACGTAGAAGAGGTACAGCTACAAAACGGGCAGACCGTAAAGCTAAAACCACTATCAATTAAAGAACTTCGTAAGTTCATGATAGCTATTAAGAAGACAGCAGAGTCACAAACAGAGGATGACACACTAAATATCCTAATTGATGCATGTGCAATTGCACTAGAGAAACAGCTACCAGAACTTGTAGCAGACAGAGAAGCATTTGAAGATGCTATTGATGTTCCAACAATGAATCGCATTCTTGAAGTTTGCGGAGGGATTAAGCTTGACGACCCAAACCTACTAGCGGCAGCGGTTCTGGCTGGTCAGAACTAGATTTAGCCGCTTTAGAAGGAGAAGTTTTTCTTTTAGGACATTGGAAAAATTACGATGAACTTGAAGAAAATTTATCAATGCCAGAACTTATTAATACTTTAAAAGCTTTAAAGAAAAAGGATCATGAAGATAAAAAGTTCTTTGCATCTTTAAAGGGAGTAGAAATAGGTGAGTACGAAGATGATAAAAAAGGAGGCCCTAGTTTCGAAGACATTCGTTTGAGAGCAGCAGGAATAAATGCCACTAGCAACGATGTTGTTTCGCTACAAGGAAATTTCGCAGCGCAAGCTGGATTTGGAATTGGAGCGGGATTAGGATACTCCAGGGAGTAGTTTAATATAAATGGCTGACGAAACAATCAGTACCCGCATAGTCGCTAACGCCGACTTTTCAGCCCTTATTGCCGATGTGCATAAGGTTACTGCCAGCCTATCAAAATTACAAGAACAATTAGCTAACTCTAATAAGATGATGGCAAATCAAATTGCTGTCATGAATAGATCATTTTCTGACACCCTTAGAAGTACTGGACAATTTTCAACACACTTTGTAAGCCTACAATCAGATGTAGAAAAGTTTGGAAAAAATTTAGATGGCGGAAAATTAAAGCTAAATCAATACTTTAATACTTTTAGAGATCATGCTAGAACATCTGGCGGACTTATAAGAGATTTAGCAAAACAGCAAGTAGACCTACAGAACTCAGTATTACAACCGCTAGGCAGAAACGCACAAGGACTTATGCAGTTCAATGTGCATGTTCCAAGAGGTCTGGATGAGGTAAAAAATAAAGCAGCTA